TGAGGTGGTTCCAATGGGGCCACAGATGCCGCTCGTCAGAAGTCCCTGCCCGTTTGCCTGCGCCGCTGAAAGGCTGGCACGGACATGATCCTGTCCAAACGGGCTGGTCGTCCGCCCACCCTGCGCCTCGGAGGGCAAGGCTCCAGATGCCAATCCCTGCGAAGAAGTGGCACTGAGTAAATTCAAAAAGTTCTTCTGGTCTGACATCACTGATGCTCCTATCATCGACAACACCGTCCGCGATGTGTCCAGCTTTGATTAAATTACGCAACCACTCCGCGGCATACGGGTCGATCTCGTTATAATACGCACTCATGCGAACCTCTCCTTCAACCGCTTGGCGGCTTCCAAACGAAGGCGGTTGTCATCTTTATCTTCAAAAAAATAGCACGGAAAACCCTCAAGGTGTTCGACCATGTGGTCAATCGCAACTTGCAAGACGTTCTTCTCCAAGTCTGACATGAATGGATCGCTCATAAGTTTACCCCTTCGATTATAATAAACGGCACATATGATTTGAACGTAGCCTCGTAGTGGGTGAAGCCATGAAACAATTCATCAAGGTACTTGCCATTCAAATCTATGATTGGACGAGCCTCGGTCCCCGCAACAGTGTGCTTGCCATTGAACAATGCCTCGGTTGGATCAGCATACAAAAACATCATGGTGCCCTTAATAGCACGGGTGAACCGAAGCCCACGGTCCCAACCAAAAGACAGCAAGACAGAGCCCTCTATCCACACACGGTTGTGACCACGGTTTTTGCCGACCTTGTAGGTCTTTGTGAGATATCTTTCGCTCATTGCGCTGTCCCCTTCCAAATCACCAACGCATCAGCAAAAGGCATGTCGTTTAAAATGCGGCCAGTTGAACCCGCTTGCTTGTTAATGACCCAATCGCCATCAGTCACAGTCGGGTGGTACTTGCTCTGGTAAATGCCGTCCTTGTGCTTAAACTGAAACAGCACATGAGACTTCAACTTCTTCTTCAACTCACGCGAAACCAGAAAGTTATTGACTTGATCCGCGCACCAAAATTCTAGCTCTTGCTCCATGCCTTCGGGGAAAATATCACAAGCGTCAGTCTTAGGTAACGACTTGAAGTAAGCATCAACCGCCTTCATCGTAGCGCGGTAGTCACCCTTGAACTTAGGGTGGTCATAGTCACGGTCACAGCCGCCATGCCCATCGTTGCTCACAATAGCAACAGGCTTGCCGTCTACATATAATGAGGCTTGGTAGCAGTGAGTCTCTTCGCTGGCCCACGCAGTGTGCTTGATGTTCTTTAGTTCTAGTTTCATGGTTCTTGCTCCTTGGTTTCTATTAATTGAGTACTGCCTGTAAGTTATAGCTCCGCGGTCCATGGGTCAAGCGAAAGTTTGCGTCAGCGCGTCACTATAGACAGTATTCTCACAGGTTTTGTTTTTTTTTGAAAAAGTAATTCAAATATGCTGACTCAATTGACGCATTGACTCAACCCCTTATTTACATAGCTGTACCAGCCCATATCTGAGTCTTTTTGAGTCATTTGAGTCACTTTTCTGTGGAATAAGTGTCTATATAGGCAAGTTGCGCTTTGTTTTCTCGATGTTGCAACGTCAAGCCCTTTGATATAACTTGTAGCCAACGAACAACGAGGGACGCAATGACATCGGCTAAGAAGAAGATTGAAGAAGAACACGGGCGGACACTGACAAATCGCCAAATGACTTTTGCCAGACACATAGTCGAAGGCATCTACTCTAATGCGGAGTGCGCTCGCAAGGCTGGGTTTTCTCACGATGTCTCCGCGAAACAGGCATCCACTCTGTTAAATGGAAGAGATTACCCGCATGTTTTGGAATACATATCAGAGATGCGAGAAGAGCGGGAGCGTAGGTATGCTGTGTCAACTATCGGTCAGCTAGAGCGACTGTACAAGCTATCTCTGGGCGCAGAAGAGGCGGGTCAGTTTTCTGCCGCCATTAACGCAGAGAAAATACGCTCCGCCTTGGGTGGTCTAACGATTGACCGAAGAGAAACCATCAACACGATTGACCAACTGTCACGGGATGAGATCACCGCTCGTCTAACCATGTTGCAGAAGGCTTACCCCCAAGCTTTCGTTATTGAGGGAACCGCAAAGGATATTACACCAGATGAGCAAGGGACCAGAGTCGAATTTTTGGAACACATTGAGGGCGAACCTGCCGAAGAAATGCTTCGCGACACGGATTGAAAACAAGCACGGCGGCGGTGTTCCTGATGTTCATCTAGTCTGGGATGGTCTGCCTTGCTGGATAGAATTAAAGGTAAGCAAGGGGAACGGAGTAAAATTGTCACCTCATCAGGTCGCGTGGAATACATCATATTCAGCCCGAGGAGGCGCGAATTTCATCTTAGTAAAGAGGTCCGTGGAGCGTGATATACTTTTATTTGAGGGTGATATGGGTGCATCTCTGCTCAATGGCGGTATATCTGGGACCGAACATGCACGGTTCACGGCCCCTGCGCCTTTGTTCGAGGCCCTGCGCCCTCGCTTGCTGTCTATATACTCTGCGGCTCTGCGCCCTGCGTCTTAGCCCTGCGACCCTGCGACTCTGCGCCTTAGTATGTCAGGATCCAGGATCCTCGGCCAAAAGAAAAGGGGCCGAAGCCCCTCCCTTTAGTGTTCTACTATCGCAATGGATTTTGCTAGGCTCGATCCCTTGCACAATTTGCAGGCTGTACACTGGACGCGCCGTCCAGCTTCCTTGCTCGCAGGGCATAGCGCCTCTTTAGTCTTGTCCAACTCGCCAAGGTCGGCAATCACGCGGAATGTTCGCCGTCCAGCTTTCCAATGTGCGATAGCCTCGGCCTTACTGTCCGCGGATTGCATGGCAATATCAGGACGCCAGCCGGATTGGTGCGAGTACGCGGTAAAGGTGTCGGCCTCTGCTAGCAGTTGTTCCCAAACGAAAGCCGGAACCGCAGCAGGGTCGCCGTAGGTTCCAACCCGCACGAAACGAGCGCGGCCTAAGGTGTTACGTCCGGCCTTTGTGTTGGCCATGGGGTAAACGCCACGCATAAACGACTTGAAAACAATCAAAACGCCTTGCCCTAAGTTAACATAACAGCGCCGACCCTTGGCTTGCTTGCGCTCGGGGTCTGTTGTTACTTCCCCACGCATGGTGCAGTCGCCACATATACTAAAATCTTCCCCCGTTTTGCTTGCTTCCAAAGGGTTTACATCCGAGCGCAAGATATACGTTTGCAAAACCGCGCCGGTTTTCTTGTTACGATTAGACCATGTAGCAATTGCGACTATTGGCTTTCCATCCAAGAGGCTTGGCCCATTGTAGATGATTCCGCTTTTCATTTTGTTAGCTCCTGTTGAGTGTTGTTGAGAGGTTTATAGTATCAAAATTGTGGGGATTGTACAAGTTTTAATATTATTTTTTGCAGGACCCTGCGGCTCTGCGCCTTTGATCTCTGCGGCCCTGCGCCCTTGCTTGTCTCTTTATTTATTATCCAGGGCGGGCAGTGTTCCCCTGGACCTCGAGCAGCGGGCAAAAGAAAAGGGCCCCGAAGGGCCCTCGCTTTATTCTGATAATTCCATAATCCTTGTGAACTCTCTCACGGCCTCCTCTGCCGTCTCCTTGCGCATCCTTCTCAGGTCGACCAGAAGGCGAGAGTTGCTCCGGAAATTAGAGCTCCCGTCCGTCTCTGCTTCAACTGAGGTCTTAACAATCGAAATGATCTGTTGGAGCTCGCCCAAATCGATATTAATTTTTACCGATGTTGTATGTTCGTTCACGTATGATTTTTGCATGGTGTTAACTTTCATTGTTGAGCGCCTCCGTTGGCGTACCTATAGACTAACAAATTACTCGCATATGGTCAACAAGTTTTATGTTCAACGGAGAAATTAATTGGCCCTGCGGCCCTGCGCCCTTGCTAGGCTGCGCCTTCTTGCTCGATGCTAGCCCTGGAGCGGAGACGATATATATCGGAGCGCCTGGGCGGTGGTTGAAATTACATAGGACGCCCAGCCCTGGATAAGGCTGGACACCAATATAATTATACCGAGTATTCGTCGCGCCATTCCGGATCAGCATCGACCAGCTGTCCCATCTGTTTGATCTCTCTAGCATAGGTATCACCCATCTCGTATGATCCATCATGCATCATGGGCGATGTAGCGGCAACAAACCACCGAGCATACGGGTCCTTGACCTCCGCGGCTGAGTGCTTATAAGTTTTGAGAACCTTCCATACCCATCCCTGATTGTTGGCATACGTTGCGTATGGTGTGTCTTCAGTGCGGGTTTTTCCGAATGATGTTCTTGGCATTGTGTAGTCTCCTAGTTGAGTGCTGCAAAATCGCAGCCCATTACCACCCCATTGTGGGGTGGCTAGGGCTATGATCTTATAGCACAACCACTTCGCTGTCTGTTTCGATCCAAACCTTAGCCCCGCATGCAAGGGGCTTGTCTGGGCTATAAACTACACGAGCGGGGCCGGATATGATGGCCTCAAAGCCCTTACGATTGGCTTTGTAGTCCTTGATTGTAAGGGGTGGGTTGTTCTCGCCTGTCTTGTTATTGGCGCGAATGATGTGCTGGTTGACGTGTATCTTGGTTTTCATGGGGTTATTCCTTTTTATTGAGTGGTGCGGGGCCTAAGCCCCGCGATGATATTACTTGGTCCAAGCAAACTTAGGGCGCGGCACAGTAAGCTTGTGGTTGCTGTCGAATGCTTCTTGACCGTGAAGCTTGATGTATGTCGCAACATCTGGAACGCGCTTCTGTGGTTTCGCTGGTGCCAGCATCACGGCCTTGCCAAGCTCAATTGCTAAGTCCTTGCGCTTCTTGATTGTAGCTTGGATGTTGGCAATTTGTACTTCCATTGCTTCAACCTCTTGGCGGATATCTTCCCCCATATCTATGTCAAAAGATTTAGTCCGTGCGGTGCTTAATAGTTTTTCCATGGTATCGTTTCCTTAATTGAGGGGACTAAATTATTTAGTCCTTGTACAAGTACAAGATAGGAAGCGGAGCAATTAATCAAGTACTAAATGCGATTAATTGAAATTAATTCATCGAATATCTGACCGCCCGCCCGTGCTGCAACGCAGCACATACCTGCCCGTTGGGGGTAACTGGGGCCAATCCCCGCCGTTTTCGTGCCCGCGTCGAGGGGGCACCCCCCATATAAACAGGGTGCGTAGCACTCCTTCTGTCCTATAATGTTAGTCTGATAAAACCATTCGGGTCTAATTCTATTCCACTTGCATGTAGACCACAACCTTGGCCCACGGACCTTGATTCATGGTTTTATATTGAAATGTCCATGGAAAAATCGTGGGTATAAATTCATTTGGGATTGTTGTATGCTTGTTCCGAGAACCTTGGAGCGTGATCATATGATACCACGAATGGCATTCAGGCAGAGTTTAGGCCAATCCGAAAGCGGCGGTGATTACAACGCCCGTAATTCGGAGGGTTTTGTTGGCAAGTATCAGTTTGGTCCTGACAGGTTGACGGATTTTATGGTTTCTACTGGCAAGAAGTTTTCGATGGCTCAGTTTCAGAACAACCCTGCTTTACAGGAAGAGGTACAGGGTTGGCATGAGGACGACATTTTATCGTTTGTGGCTTCTCAGGGTTTAGATCAGTACATTGGCAAGCAGGTTGGCGGGGTTGTTATCAGTCCTGAGAGCATGCTTAGTATGGCTCATCTTGGTGGCAAGGCTGGTATGAAGAAGTTCATCGAGACTGGCGGCGAGTATAATCCGGCTGATTCCAATGGAACGACGTTAAGTGATTACGGTCAGAAAATCCCTAGCAAGGAGGCTTCTTCGAGCACTCCCCAGCCTATTTCTCCCCAGCCTTCGCAGGTTGCGGAGAAGGATGCTGGTTTTACTGCTGCGGTTAAGGGTCTTTTGGAGAAGCCTGTTATTCCTCGGACTGCGAGTCTCACTCCACCGGGCACTTTTCGCAAGGGCGGTCGTATGAGTCCGTTGACTCGGAATGGTATTGAGACAGCGTTACCGGGTCAGGGGATGATTGAGACTTATTCTACTCCGGGGGGTCTTGGGAGTTTAAAGCGTGGAAGTTGAGTACCGTTTAATCACTGACATGGATGCTTCTATTTCTGCTGACATAGTTTTATTGGGGGAGATGGCTCATGAGGAGAGTTCTTATTCTCATTTGAGCTTTGTACCTAAGAAGATTTTGGATGTTGCGCATACATTTGCGACGGGGGATGACAGTTTCTTTGTTATGGCGTATGAAGGTGGCAGGGTTGTTGGAGCGTTTGTCGGGGATATTGACGAGTATTACTTCAGCCACGACATGGTTGCGACGGATTTTGTGTGGTATGTTGTACCCGAGATGCGTGGTTCACGGATAGGGATTCAGTTATTGGATTTATTTGAGGGTTGGGCTTTAGAAAAAGGGGCTTCTGATGTTCGGATTGGCCAGAGCACGAGCATCACACCAGAGGTGTTTGAGGGTCTTCTTAAAAAACGCGGATACAAATTCATCGGCACTAACTACCGTATGGGGACTTAGACATGCTTTATAACATGAAATTTTTACAAGATTGTCGTACATTTGGCGGAGCTGAAGGCAGCAAGGGCGGGTCTACCGACAGCGGCGACAGCGGCGGCAGCAAGTCCACGGCTGATTCGACATCGTTTAAGGGAACTCCGAAGCCTACGATTGGTGCGGTTGGTCCTACTGGTCAGTATGCTGGCGACGGATTTGAGTGGGTATCTCAGGGCAGGAACGAGAACGGCAGTCTGATGTTAACTCGTACTTACACGGGTGCGAACAAGGATGTTGGGTTAGGTCAGGATGTTATTTCGGGCGGCACTTCGGACAAGAACATTAAGACTGCGATTGGTCAGATATCGTTGGACGAGGGTTCGTCTTACGCTTCCATTCCTTCATCGGCCACTGACGGGGATGCGTTACAGTATCTCAAGACTGCGTTTAATCCGGAAACTCCGGCTTCTTCTGGTCGCAGTGCTTCGTTTGCGGAGCAGATGGGCAGGACTAACTACGCGCCTGCGGGCACCACTCCGGCTAATGTTCCGGCTTCGGCTCCTACAGAGCTAATGTCTAGTTTACGCCCACAGTCCAGACCTAGATTGGATTACACGGGGGCCCGTAGTGCTGAAGAAAACCGCATGCAGCAGAATCAGATTTCCTTCCCAGCCGCAACATCTCCGGAGCCTGTAGTAGATTACGGAGGCTCTGGTGGTTACCTTGTCCGTAGGCAAAAAAGGTTAGACGCAGAGAGAGCTGCTGAGGAGAACAACAGCGTCACCCCTGCATCTACGAACAACCCGTTTGGGGTTGCGGCAGATGGGTCCTACCAAACCGCGGGACTTGGTAGTTTATTCAATTATTTGCTGGGCAGGGAAGATGACAACCCAGAGCCTGTAGTTTCCTACGGTGCTCCTCTCTCTGACATTACCGATGCGTTTGGTACTGAGTACGCCACAAGAGAAGAAGCTGCCAAAGCGGACCTTAATGCAGAAAGGGCCTCTCGTGGTGCGAACGCCGTAGTAAACAATAGTCTTTTACAGGAGCTCAACCCGTATTTTGTTGGTGGAGGTGTCGGGCTCGCTGAAGGTCTGGGCGCTTTTTTTCAAGGTGTGGGTCAAACCATCGATGAAGGTGTAAACGCACCACCAACTAATTTAAATTTGCTGAAAATGAAGAATATTCCAAGAACTTTGCAGACTGAAGCTATGATCACGGCGGCTGGGGAAGAGGGGATGCGAAGCTACGTTGATCCATCAGTGGTGAAACAACAAGGGGCTTTTGATAAACTGTCATTCTTAACAGACGCTAGTAAAAGACTTGATAAAGCTGCCGCAAAGAATGTTGAGGGATACGTTTCTGACCAAGAAGTCTTCCCCGGTGTAAAAAGGTATGAAGACGTTGTTGGTTATGAAGAAGGTCGGGTTGATCCTGCCTTGTTAGCTGCTCAACAGGCTCAAAACCCTTCTAGTTTTTTATTGGGCGAAGGTCCGGGGAGCGCGGTTCCCATGGACGGGACAGGATTTGGTATTGATCCTCAAGTATTACTACAAAAAAGTGTTCGAGGCGCTGGTTCCTCGGCTCCAGGTCTTGCCCTTGCTGCCTTCGGTGGTATCCCTGGTGCTGTTGCCTCCATTCCTTTTGGTCAACAGTCTATAAAGGGAGAGCTGTCCACCGAACTGAACAGAAGTCTTCAGAATTTATATGACACGGGCAGGTTGGCTCAGAGTCCTTTGTTTCAAGAACTCGTATTAAAAAATAACGGCGACGAAGCCGAAGCTTTAAACAGGATGCAGCAACAGGCTCGGGAACTGACTGGAGCCCCTGCGGCGGTACTTGGTGGAGGAGCTGCTGCTTTAGAGGCCGCATTACTTAGAACGGGTCTTGGTGCTCTTGCCATCCCTGCTGTCGAAGGGGCTCAAGAAGGTCTTGGGGAAGCTTATGCAGCGAACCGGATTCTTGGGAAGGTAACGGGGTTTAATGACCCGTTGGATCGTAAAGATGTGTTTGAGGCGACTGCCGCGGGAGTTGCTGGAGGTACTGTTTCAGCTACTACCATCCAAGCTGCCCAAGCTGCCGCTAATTTAGCCAACTCGAAGCAGAAATTTAAGGATTTAGAACAAGGTGTGGTTCCCGATGGAGCACCACCCATAGCGCGTATAGAACCTCCCGCAATTGCTAAACCTATTCTAGATCCTACCCTGAGTGATACATCGGGCCAGCTTGCCGACTCCAGTGTTCAGTCGTCTTTCGATCAAGCTCCAGTAGTTGAAAACTCTGGGAGCAAGGCGGTAGACCCTAACGCAGCCCGTGACGCGGATATTTCCGCCGCGGAGGAGTTGTTGATATCACAGATGGAGCAGAACCCTGCGTTGATGCAGTCCGCTGCGGTTGGCAACGTTGCAGAAATTACCAAGTTAGCAGCTAGAACTGGTCTTCCAATGGACTCCGCGGTAATTGCGGCTGAGAATGCTATCTCAAGAGCCATGGAAACCAACGCGGACAACCTTCAGATTATTGCCGAGCAAGATATAATTGCTAACAACGGTACGATTAGTCCTGAGTTGACCAAAAAGATTCAAACTACGTTGACGCCGCAGCTGCAAGCTGAAGTATTAATGGATGCTCAAGCTAGGACTGCCAACAACCGAACGCCAACAGCCCAAGAGACTAGCAGTGATTTAACTCAAGCTAGGTATGAAGTGAATATGGGCTTACAACCTAACATTGAGAGTGCTTTGGCAGGAATAAAAGCGCGAAGGGGCGACCCAGTCCCCGCCTTAGCTCGACCTCTGGCTCCAGTAGCTCCAGAGTTTTCAACAAATACAGAACTACTAACTGAATCGACCACCCCGTTAGTTCAGGAGGATATTGCGACCACCCCGTTAGTTCAGGAGGATATTGCGACCACCCCGTTAGTTCAGGAGGATATTGCGACCACAGCTGAAGTTCAGGAGGATATTGAGGCCACAGTTGAAGTTCAGGAGGATGTTGAGGGTATACTAAAAGAAGACCCAACACTTCCGGAGACAACACCCGAACAGATTGCTGAGATTGTTGAAATTGCGGAAGAACAGGGGATAGATACAAACGACGCCGCAGTGATAAAGAATTTAATCACTGTTTACCACGCCACTACTGGGGCTCCATTTAGTGCTGTGGATAAAAGTGTGATGGAAAACGCAACGGGATACAATTACGGGGCATCAGGCCCTGGTTTTTACGCATCTACCACGCCTAGATACCCCTCCGAGTTTGTTGGTGGGCAGGGTAGCTTGATGAGTACCCAAGTGGATACGTCAACAATGCTGGACGCCGTGAACGGAACGCCTTTAACTGAGACTCAGGCAGAGAATCTTTCTTCCGTGTTAAGCGGTAAAATAGATGGAAGAGGAAAAGCTGTACAAGTTTCTCTTGACGGAAACACCCTTACTCTTAGTTATGACACGAGAAAGTATCCTGGGGGTAGTGAAGCAGATAGATCTAAAACGGTGAAGATAAATCTAAATAACCCGCAAGAGGTGTTTAGAGAAATCAAAACGTTTACGGAAAGCACCAAGAATCCTTTGTTAAGAACAGAAACAGGATTGGCTATTCAAAGTGAGCTGGGTGGCGATACCCAGAAAATTAGAGACATATTAGTAGAC